ATCCGCTTGGCTGGCAAGCGTCTTTCTTTTCCGAGATTGAACCTTTCCAGCGCGCCGTGCTGGCACACCACTACCCCAACATACCCCTCCATGGTGATTTCACCACCATCAAAGGTTCCGAATATGAGCCAATCGACCTTCTTGTGGGAGGAACCCCCTGCCAATCCTTCAGCATCGCGGGACTCAGAGGCGGCCTGGACGACGACCGTGGCAACCTGGCCCTTGAGTTTCTCCGCCTTGCTGACCGAACACGGCCCAAGTGGCTGGTTTGGGAGAACGTCCCCGGCGTCTTGTCGTCGAACGGAGGACGGGACTTTGGTTCCATACTCGGGGGCATGGTCGAACTCGGGTATGGCGTCGCCTACCGAGTCCTTGACGCTCAATACTTTGGAGTGGCCCAGCGTCGCCGCCGTGTGTTCGTTGTCGGATACCTTGGAGACTGGACCCGTGCCGCAGCGGTTTTATTTGAGCGCCACAGCTTGCAGGGGCATTCTGCGCCGCGCCGAGAAGCGCGGGAAAGTGTTGCCGGAACGCTTGGAGGAAGCTCTCAAAGCGGCGGCTTTCGCACAACCGACCTAGACAATAGCGGCGCCTTCATTCCTGTGCAGGCGAATACGCTTATGTCATTCGGGCATAGCCCGAACCCGCTTGATGAAACGCTGGTTGCGCAGACCGTCGCGCCCTCACTCACAAGCAACCCATACGGCGATCACGAAAGCAGAGAAGGTACGCTGGTTGCCTTTGGTGGTAATCGCACAAGCGGCCCCATTGATGTGACGCCCGCGCTGCTGGCGCAGCCGGGATCAGGCGTCAAATGCGACTTTGAAAGCGAGACGTTCATAAAGACCGGCCTTGCACACCAGCATGGCGGTAGCATCGGCCCTCATACCTTCGCCGTCCGCCGCTTAACCCCGCGCGAGTGCGAGCGCCTCCAAGGCTTTCCTGATGATTACACGCTGGTTCCCAATCGCGGAAAGCCTGCCGCAGATGGCCCCCGCTACAAGGCGCTAGGGAACTCGATGGCCGTGCCGGTTATGCGGTGGATTGGCCAGCGCATTTCCGCATCGGAGCGCCGCCATGCAGCGTAGCGCCACCCTTGCCGGGCCTGGAATGGCGCGCTCACCAAGCGCCCATTTCCGCACCGTGCGTTCATCCACTTCAAGCGCCGTTGCCGCCGCGCGCTGCGACATGCCGAGCGCTGCAATCGCTTCCCGGAATTGCTCAGGCGACACGGCGGACAATGCCTTGCGCGTCAACTGTCATGCCAGCCGCCGCCAGGGCAGGGCGCAACGTCTCAATCGTTTCGTCCATGCGGAACGTGTTGGACAGCGTGCCGTCAGCCTTGAACAGCGCCAGGCGCTCGGGCCGGTCGTCGCGGCGGCTGATGAAGCCGATTGCATCGGCGGGAAGGGCGGGGCGGGTGGCGGGCTTGAACATACGCATAATCTAGGCCCATGGGGCCTATATGTCAAGGGGTATTTTCATGGCTGAAACACCCCGCGCCACAGCCGAAGAAATCGACGCCTGGGTCGCGCGCTGCCGTCACAACCTAGAAACCCGCGCGCCCGATCCTGTCGAGGATGAGGAACGCGCGGCGCATTTCGAGACACACAAAGCCAAAGGCGCGAAGAAATGAGCCTGACCCAAAGCGCCATTTGGCTTGCGGAAGAAATGCGCCTGCCGGTCTTTGCTTGCGGGCCGGATAAGCGCCCCGTGACGCAACACGGCTTCCATGACGCGACACGCGACCCGACAGAAATCCGCCTGCAATTCAGCACCCCAGGCGCGGCCATGATTGGCGTGCCGACCGGGCAAGGTGCCGGGTTCTTTGTTGTGGATCTCGACGTCAAGAATGGCGGGCAAGGCCTGGAATGGCTGGCGGCAAACCAGCACCGCTTGCCCCGCACCAGGACACACAGGACACGCTCGGGCGGGCAGCATCTTCTTTTTCAATGGCCGGAAGGCCGCACCATTCGCAACAGCGCTTCACGCGTGGCACCCGGCGTCGATGTCAGAGGCAACGGCGGGTATATTATCGCGCCCCCATCCCCAGACTACGAGATAGCCGACGCCGCCGCGCCTATGCCCGCCCCGGCATGGTTGCTGGACCTGATAGATCCACCCGCCGCCGCACCAGCACCAGCCCCGCGCCCGGCGCCCGCGCCCCGCACCAGCGGCGACGGCACGCGCTACGGCCTGACCGCCCTCGACAACGAATGCCAAGCCATCCTGAACGCGGCGGACGGCGGCAAGCATGACGCGCTCAACCGCGCCGCGTTCTCGATCGGCGGCCTAGTCGCGGCCGGTGAGCTGGCGGAAGGCCCAGCCTTCGCCGCGCTATCATCCGCGCTGGCAGGCATCCGGCACCGCTGCGAGGATTTCCGCGCGGCGGAGAAAACACTCGCCACCGCGTTCCGCGCCGGCATGGCCAAGCCCCGTGAAGCGCCCCGGCTGATGCGCCGCATTGTGGAAGAATACGAACCGCGCCCGGAGCCGCCGCCGCTGACAGAAGCGCCGGACCATTGGAGCGCCGAACCGGAGCCGGACATCGGCCTGGAGCCGGAACGGGTGGCGGCGGTTGTTCAATCCACGGCCCTGCCGCTGATTTATTTCGAAGACGTCAAGCCCGCGCTGAAGGCCGAGGATTTCGTCGAGGGCCTCATCATCAAGGGCGCGATGTCGGTCGTCTACGGCCCGTCCAACTGCGGCAAGACGTTCTTCATGGCCGACCTGGCGCTTCATGTGGCCATGGGCTTGGAATGGCGCGGGCGTGAGGTGGAGCGCCTAGGCGTGATCTACTGCGCCTTGGAAGGCGCGCACGGCATCGCCAACCGCGTGGCAGCCTTTGCCCTGGCGTGCGGCCTAGACGGACAGCGCATCCCCTTCGCCATTATCCCGGTATCGCTGAACCTATTGGACCCCAACGCCGACACCGGCCGGCTGATTGACGCCGTCAAGGCCGCAGCCGAGCGCATGGAAATCCCGGTCGGCCTGGTGGTGATGGACACGCTTTCCCGAGCCATGGCCGGCGGCAATGAGAACAGCCCTGAAGACATGGGCGCGCTGGTGACCAATTCCGCCCGCATCCAGCAGGCGACCGGCGCGCATGTGGCGTGGATCCACCACAGCGGCAAAGACCAAGCCCAAGGGGCGCGCGGCCATAGCCTATTGCGCGCGGCCACCGATACCGAAATCGAAATCAGCCGGGCGGACAATGACAGCCCATCTGTCGCCAAGGTGACCAAGCAACGCGAGCTAGAGATCGACGGGGTGTTTGGCTTCACCCTGAAGCGGGTGGAACTAGGCCTGAACCATCGCGGCAAGCCGGTGACGTCATGCGTGGTCGAGCCGACCGAAGACCGCCCCGCCAAGCCGCGTATCAACCTCACCAACGGCGAGGCCATGGCGCTGCGCATCCTCCATGACGTGATGGCCACGCAGCCCGTCCAGGTGCCCTACCAAGCCTCGCAGGCGGGCGTGACGGTGGCAGCAAGTAAGCACGCATGGCGTGAGACGTTCTTCGCACGTTCAACCGCCGATAGCCATGAGGCGAAGAAAAAAGCCTTCAACCGGGCGGCCGATGGGCTGGCCCAAAAGGGGCAAATCGGGGTGCATCACGACACAGTTTGGGCGGTGTAATTCGATGCAAAAGAGCAACGAACTACCCCTTTTTGCCGCCGCATATGCCGGGACATTGCCGGGACAAATCGGGACAAATCGGGACATTTTAAGCGGCGGCGAGAGACATGTCCCGGGACATTCTGGAACCCCCCCCCTAAAGGGGGGGGTCCATTGTCCCGATGTCACGGGGCGGGACATGTCCCGGTCAGACGATGTCCCGGCTAGACTGATTACAAAACGGAACGAAAGCCGGAAGGCAATCTTCGACGCCTGGCTGGCCGAGTGCCGAGCCTATGACGCGGCCGGTCGGCAAGACGAAGTGCCGCCCCTGCCCGAGCGCTTCCTGACCAACGGGCCGAAGCTATGGCGCGATGGCCCGGCCCATGCCGGCAAGCGGTGGCGCTGATGGACCTCACCCCTGCCCAAGTGGCGCGCGCCCATGCCGACGATGCGCTGGCCGAAGACTGCCTGCGCCGCGCCAGAGCGGCCCAGGAGGCGCTCCAGCACCCGAACCTAGACCAACCTAGCCGGGAATACCTCGAGGGCCTGAGCGCCCGCTACAAAGCCCTTGCAGGCCGGTTGCGTGGAACCCCTCAATGAATGGAGCCCTTGCCATGCCAAAGCCGAAACCCGCGCGCGCGCGGGGTCGCCCTGAAAGGGCTGTGACCGTGGATTTTGGGCCTGCCCAGCGCCTGGCCAATGGCACGGCATGGGTGGCCTACCGGGCGGACCCGGACAGCCCGGCGCGGCCGTCTGTGAAGGCAGCTAGCGCTAAGATTATCTACCACCAGTTGTGGCTGGCCGGACACCTGACAGACGAACACCATGAGGCGGCGGACAGGTATCTGACCCGGCTGGAGGTGGCATCCGGGGCCCAGGTGGATACGCGCGGCAATGGCGCGGCAAGCTATGGCCCGACCTTGGCGCAAGTGGCAGCGCTGGCCGATCTGCGGGTGGCGGACGCGGCCATTGGCCCGGCGCCGCTGGTGGCAGGGGTGCGGACGGTGATCGGCTGGAATATCTGGCCGCCGGATTTGGAGGTGGGGGACTTCCG